AACATCCATATCGCAGGTGCAATCACCAGCGTTAATACTACGTTCCAAAAAATTACTGGTGATATTTCGCCCATCATGGTCTATTCCTTATAATGTCGCATTACAAGCATCTAGAGCATCCCATACTCTGTTAGCATGGGCAGCGTTATCAAATGCTACAGTCTTTTCTGGGTCATCTGGATCTGGATCTGTCCAATCACCAGATACGGAAGTTAGATATGTCTGAAGAGCTTCTTTACTTGCAATCTCTTCAAAGTCTCCA